CGAGCACGGCACCACCCGCATCGACATCCCGCTCGCCCCGCATGCCGAGACCTGCAGCATCGCCCCGGCGCCGTCGGTCGCCCGCGCCGCACGCGAGGCGTACGCGGAAGGCTGGGCGCGCACCGGCGGCCCGATGACCGAACGGGTCAAGGCGGGCTGCGTGGCGGCCGTCGAGATCGCCTGCGAACATGCGGGCGAACCGGGGATCCTCGAGGCCACCCTGCGCCTCGGGTCGCTCGAGGGCACCTGGGCGCAGGTCTTCGCGCGACGCGACGAACTGATGGCCAAGCAGACCGCGATCCTGACCGCCGCATGGCGCGACGCCGTAGCGCGCCTGGACACCGGGTCGATGGTGCGCCAGGCCCGCGCGGGCATCGGGCTTGCCGAAGCCGCAGGCGCCCCCACGCTGCGCCAGCGCGCCGTGGCCGCGGCCCGCGACGCCGCCCTGACCCTGCTGGCCTGGCTGCCCGCATCCGCGGCGTGGCAGCGTCTGCGCGACGCGATGCGCGACGCACTGCGCTCCGGCCGGGCCGAAGGCGCCGTAGACGCGATCGCCATCGCCGGACAGGCCGCCGGGCAGATCGGAATGGGCTTCGACCTCGCGTTCACTCACGCCTACCAGGCGCTGGAGAACCTCGGCACCCTATGGGCGGACGCGGACGGCTGGCTCGGCAAGATGATCGGCCGCGCCGCAGACGAACTCGGGCGGACGCTCGGCGACCTCGCCGCTGCGGGCGCCTCATATGCGGACATGCTCGACGCCGCGGGCGGCGTCCTGGCGGGCGCCGACGGGGACGCTGTCTCCTTCATCACCGACTGGGCTTTGCAGACGGCGCTCAGCCAGGGCGCGCTCTCCCTGTACGCCGACGAGAACGTGCAGGCGATCAGTTGGACCACGGCCGGGGACTCCCGCGTGTGTCCCAGCTGCGACTCGAACGAGGCGGGCAGCCCGTATGCGCCCGGTGACTTTCCGTCAATGCCTGATCATCCGCGGTGTCGGTGTGTAGCCAGCGCCTCATTCGATCTTGGCGACTACGCCCGCTACTTCACGTCCTGACCCACCCACGGCCCAGGGAGGAGACACGCCATGTCCTACAGCCCCTACGGCCGCTATCTGTGGCAGTACAAGGCGGACATCACCAGCAGCAACAACAGCACGGCCCTCGCAGTGCCGAACGCGGCGATAGACATCCACGACGCGACCGACCTGTGGCTCGCCGCCTACGTCATCGGCACGCCGACCGGTACGACGCCGACACTGAACGTGCAGCTGGACGTGTTCGACTACTTCGGGAACCTGTTCGCAGCCGAACTCGCCCTCACTCAGCTGACTGGCGCGGTGACGAAGGCGCAGGGCTCGATCGGCGTGCACGTCCAAGGCACGGGCACGTCGCTGGTGCTGCCCGCCACCTGCCAGGTGTCCTGGACGATCGGCGGCACCGGCGGCCCGAAGTTCCCAGGCGTGTGCATCAGTCTGCTGGGGCGGTGACCATGGCCGAGACGGTACCCAGCGAGCCGATGCGCGGAGTGTTCCTCGCCCCGGGAGTCAGCCGCAACAAGAGGCTCTACACCAAAGACATGATCGCCAAGACGGTCGAGCGGATGAAGGCGCGCATCGCCGACCCCGACGGTCTCCCCATCGTGATGCGCACCTCCCATGGCGCCGGCGACCGCAGCGAACTGATCGTCGGGCGTGTCGTGGACGTGGAGACCGACGAGCAGGGCCGCGGCCGGTTCGAGGCCCGCTGGTACGACACCGGCCCGGCCCGCGACATCGCCGCGCTCGTGCGCCCGAAGGACGGCTCGCCGCCCGCGCTGCGCTCGGTCTCGATCCACGGCTGGCTCGACTCCCCGCGCATGGTGCGCATGGATAATCAACTCGTTGAGACTGGGGAGGCGCTTGACGTCGACTTCATCGACTTCACCGCTAAGCCCGGCGTGATCAGCGCACTGATCGACCCGCCCGGGCAGCCGTCCGAGTCCGCCCTCGCGGCGCCCGGCCGCAGCCCCATCTTCGAAACCTGGGAGGCACCCGTGCCCGAAACCGAACTGGAACCGGGCGGCGAGGCTGCCCCGGCAGTAGACGAGGCGTACACCGCGGCACAGAAGCGCGACGCCCTCAAGGGCGGCCAGGCGATGAAGAACGCCGACGGCAAGCCCGCCTACACCATCAAGAACAAGGCGGACCTGCGCAAGGCCATCAGGGCCATCGGCCGCGGAGGCGCCGACCACGACGCCATCCGCAAGTACGTCGCCGCCCGCGCCAAGGCCCTCGGCCTCACCGCGATGATCCCCGACAACTGGAAGGCCGACGGCTCGCTCGCCGAGTCGAACGCCAACACCCGGCTCGGCGAGATCCGCGAATGCTACGACCTCGGCCCCGAAGGCCGCGCCGGCTTCGCGATCGACGCCTACAACGGCCCGGTCTCCCTGACCCTGCGCGCCCCGTCGCTGGACCCGTCCTCGCTGCGCGCCGTCGCGGGCGCCGCCATGGACGCGGCCCTGAACGCGCTTGGCGCTCTGGACCCCGACTTCGATGCCGACATTGACGTGCCCGGCGCGCCCGCCGAGGACAGCGCCGACGACCTCGAGGCCGACGGCGCCCTGGACGACCCGGCCGCCGCAAGCGCGGACGACGACGTCGAGGACTACGCGCCCGGCTCCGGCTGCCCGTGCGGCTGCGGCTGCGCGGTGCCGGACGAGATGGTCGGCGGCGCGGGCTGTCCGTGCGCATGCGGCTGCCAGGTGTGCGGCGCCCCCGTTACGGTCGGCGCCGAGTCCTCCGACGTCCCGCCCGCGAACGGCGGAGCGGCCGCCACCGAAACCGCGCTCGTCGGCGAGCACGGCCCCGAACTCGCCCTTCCCGCCGCGCCGGGTTTTGTCGCGCCCGCGCCCGAAATCCCTGTTCCCGCTCCGGTCGCCGAGACCGGCGCGGACCCGGCGCCCAACCCGGCGCCGATTCCCCCCACGAAGGAGTCCGCCGTGAGCGAGACCACGCCGGCCGCCGAGGCGGCCACCACCCCGACCAGCCCGGCACCCGCGCCCGCTCCGGCGCCCGTGATCCAGCTGACGCAGGAGCAGTTCGCCGAGCTGCTCGGCGCCCTGCGCGCGCCGGTCGCCGAGACCGCGCCCGCTCCGGCCCCCGTCCCGGCCGTAGCCCCGGCCGCCCCGGCGGCCGCCCCGGAGCCCGTCGCCGTCGCGCCCGCGCCGGTCCAGACCCCGGCCGCAGAGACCGTCACCGGCGCCGTGCTGGCCGAGACCGTCGCCGACGCCGTCAACAAGGCGCTCGTCGCCGCGATCCCCGCACTGCGCGACTCCATCGTCAGCCAGTACGGGCTGCCGCCGCGCCAGGGCATCCGCACCAGCGAGACCGACCACACCACCCAGCAGGCCAAGACCGAGGACCTGTGGGAGAACCGCGCCGACGTCCTGCTCGGCAACCTCGGCAAGTAGCAGGCCTCGAGCAGCACCCCGGGCCCCGATGAGGGGCCTCACATCATTCCCTTCATCGCCCCGAAGGCCCCGTCAGGCAACCAGCCTGCGGGGCCTTCGGCATGCCCGAAGAAAGAGAGGGCACCATGCCCACCGAGCTCGAAGAGGCGCTGACGGCGGCCACGACCGTCTCCCCCCTCATCCCGAAGGCCATCGACCCGCTGCTCCTCGAGTACCAGCGCCGGTTCGCGCCGCTGCTCGCCGCCATCCCGGCGAAGCAGTGGAACAGCACGCAGTACTTCTTCAACCGTCGCGTGTCCCGGCCGGACGCCGGCGGCGTCGTGGACGGCGGTGCGCGCCCGATCGGCAACTCCACGTACGAGCAGGCAGTCTTTAACATCAGGCTGTTTCAGGCCGTCGGCGCCGTCACGGGCTTCGCGCAGACGGTAACAAGGGATTTAGTCGGCGATCTCCGTCAACTCGAGGTTGACGGCACGGTCCAGAGCATGCTCTGGTCGATCGAGAACGACATCATCTGGGGCAACGACCCGGCCACCGCCAACGGCTCCTACCCGATCTGCTCGGGCCTGGACTACCTGGTGTCGAACTTCACCCCGGGCACCGGGTCGGCGGCGTTCACCAACTCCATCGACGTCGCCGGCGCGAACTTCTCCCTGAAGAACCTCGACCAGCTGATGGCGCTCGTCGCGGCGAACGCGGGCATGCCGACGTCCAACCCCAACTGGATGTTCATCATGTCCCCGAACCTGCTCGGTTCGGTGTCCCAGACCCTGACCGCGCAGCAGCGGTTCATGGGCGAGGTCGAAGTCGCGGCCGGCCTGGTCGTGCCGACCTACAGGAACGTCCCGATGCTCGAGTCGAGCTTCCTCTCGCCGCGCTCGAACCAGATGGGCGTCGTGTCCCCCTCGACCGCGACCACCCTCGGCACCCTGGCTGCGGCGACCTACTACTACCAGGTGTCCGCCGTCGTCGCCCGGTTCGGCGAGATCCAGTGCTCCGCCGAGGTGTCGCAGACCACGACCGGCTCCACCTCCACGGTGACGCTCGCGTTCTCCACGCCGACGAACATGCCCGACGGTGCGAGCCCGATCCTGTACAAGGTCTACCGCGCCACCTCCTCGGGCAACGAGGCGCTGATCGGTGTCGTCGACGCGTTCGACACCACCGGCACCGCCGTCACGTCGATCATCGACAACGGTTCGAACCTGCTGACGAACTCCTCCGCCAACACCGGCCCGGCGGCGTACGTCGGCGGCAACACGGGCGCGAAGGCGCGCGGCGCGGCGATGGAGGACATCTACCTCGTGCCGAAGGACCCGCAGTTCATGGTCCGCCCCTACACCCGCGACATGCAGATCATCCCGCTCGCGGCGACCACGACCAGCCCCGACGTGCTGCCGTTCGCCTGCGTGACCGA